AACGGAACACGATTTTAAGACCCGTATCTATCCCGAATTGATAGATGCCATATCCCGCGAGGAAGACCATGTGCTCGACTCCGCCATGGCCGCCGCGGAACAGGAGGCCAAGGGCTACCTGCACCGCTACGACATCGATGCCCTTTTCGGCGCCACCGGAAGCGATCGCGATGCGGCCCTGCTCATGAAGCTGAAGGACATCGCCGCATGGCACTTTATCGTACTGGCCAATGCCGACGTACAGCTCGAGCTGACCAAGACCCGATACGACGAGGCGGTCGAATGGCTGGGGAAGATACAGTCCGGAAAAATATATTACCAAAACTGGCCCGTACCGGTCTCCGGCACGTCGCCCAACGAAAACGACAGCTGGATCGTGGCCAGCAGGCCCAAACGTACCACCAACTTCTAAACACCCATTGAATGGCAACCAGATCGAGTGCATTAACGGACAGGAAAGAGCCCAAAAAGGCAGGGGGCGCACCGCCGAACGTGGTCATCCAGAAACTGGACGTCCGCGGGTGGAACCGTACCGAGCAGGACGTGCCCAAGTGGCGCATGGCCATAAAGTCCTTCGAGGGCATGATGCCCAGGCGGCAACTGCTCTACACCCTGTACGCCGACGTCATGCTCGACGGCCATGTAGAGGCCGTATGGGGCAAAAGGCAGGATGCCGTCTGCGATGCCAACTGGAAGTATCTCGACGCCAACGACGAGGAGGTTGGGGATATCAACGACCTGATCGACTCCATCGGTTTCGACGACCTGCTGAAGAACATCATCGACTCCCGGGCGTGGAACTATAGCATCATGGAACCCCGGTTCTGGCGGGACGATGACGGGGGATGGGAGATGGATGCCGGTCTAATACCGCGCCTCCACTATCTTCCGGAGGAAGGTCTCGTCACCGAGCAGGCCAACGGCATCAGCGGCATCAACATCCGCGAGGGCATCTATGCCAAGACCGTGATGGAGGTCGGCGACGTGAAGGACCTGGGGCTGTTGGCCAAGGCGGCACTGTACCAGGTACTCAAGCGCGGAGGGCTTGGCGACTGGGCGGCGTTCATACAGACCTTCGGCAATCCGCTTATCGATGCCGTATGGGACGGCTATGACGAGAAGCAGCGCATACAGCTCAACGATGCGCTGAACAAAATAGGCCCGGGCGGTGTGGTCATCCGGCCCGCCGGTACCGAGATCGATATCAGGGAGAACAATACGAAGGACACCGGCGACGCCCACGGCCATCTGATGAACTTTCTCAACACCGAGATCAGCAAGGCCCTGCTCGGTACCACCGAGACCACCCAGAGCAGCCAGAGCAGCGGCTATGCCCAGAGCAAGACCCATGAGGCCGAGGACGAGCGGAAACATGACAACGATATCACCTTCGTGCGCAAGGTGCTCAACAGCCGTTTCAAGCGCATACTGGCCGCCCACGGTTTCGATACGCGGGGCGGCAGGTTCGTCGTACAGGGCGAGGAGACCGAGCTGACCAAGAAGGAAATGTTCGAGATCCACCGCGATCTTGCGGATAAAATGGGGCTGCCCATCGACCACGATTTCCTCTACGAGACCTACGGCGTGGCCAAGCCCGAGAACTACGATGAGCTGATGGCCAAAAAAGAGGCGGACGAGGATGCCGAAAGGCAACGGCACTTGAACCCGCCCCCTCCGGAACCGGGCAAGGGCGATCCGGCGAAGACCGGCAAAAGGCCCGCCCCGAAAAAAGAGGATCCGCCCGAAAAGAAAGAGCCCGTCAACCTCTCCGAAAAGGCCTGGTACCTGAAACTGTTCGAGCGTTTTTTTCCGGAGGCCCCGGCGGTGACGACCGGGGCGATAACGGCCTGTTCACATCACCACACGATAAAACTTAACGATGCGGAAGTTTTCGATAACGACGGGCTTGTTCGACGCGTATGGGATGCAAATGGTAAGCTCTCTTTTGATGCACGGCTGTTCTATGCAACAGTCGATACGCTTGTTGGAGGATTCAAAAAAGGATGGGACGATGCCTCAAGGGTCACCCTGGCCGACGCCCCCGGATTCGAGTACGGAGCCCTAGACCCCGCACTGCTTACGGCCTTCGAGCAGAACCTCTTTAGGTTCGCGGGTACCAAGACCCTGGTCGAAATTCAGGCCCTCAACCAAATTTTTAGGGAAAGCAGCAGCTTCGACGAATTCTATCAGGCCGCCTCGGCACGCGCCGAGATCTTCAACAAGGATTGGCTCGAGACCGAATACGCGACGGCGGTCTTGACCGGCGAGGCGGCCAGCACCTACCACCGGCTAAAAGGGCAGGCCGATATATTCCCGTACTGGATGTACCGCGACCAGGGCGACGACCTGGTACGCAAGGCCCACCGTTTGCTAGACGGAATAGTGCTGCCCGCCAACGACGCGAGGTGGAACAAGCTCTTTCCGCCCAACGGCTGGAGGTGCCGGTGCTACGTCTTACCGCGCCTGAAGAACGAGGTTAGCACCGCACAGCTTCAAAACGGCCGCGAACGGGCCGATGCCTACCTCGGTTCCCCACAGGGAAAAAAGGAGACCGATATGGGGTGGGGCGTCAACCGGGCCGATAGCGGGGAGGTCTTTACCGCGGCACAGCGGTACGCTGGCAAGTTCCCCGGCAAGGCCGGTAAGAAGCTCGACGGCCTGCGCTTTCACGATTTCGGGCTAAAGAGCTACAGCCGGGCGCGAAAGGTCGCCACGGACGAGGTGAGGCCCTTCGAGGGCTCCGCGAGGGAGTTCTACGATGCGCTGGAGGAGTTCGAGGGCCAAAAGGTCGTTCGCGATTATCACAAGCGGCCCCTCAAGGTAGACCCGAAGAACTTCGCGCGCCACAGCACCGAGCGCAAGGCGTACCGTTCGGCCTATATCGATGCGATGCAAGAAACGCTAAAAAGCCCCGACGAGGTGTGGATGAGCGGTAGCAAGATGGACAACGTGGTCTACCTGAAGTACTACAAAGGCAAGACGATCATCGTGGTGGGCAACATCAGGAACGGAAGACTTGAGCTTAAAAGCTGGTTCGACCTCGCCGAGCGCAAGGATGTAATTAAAAAATATAGAAAGGGATTGCTGGTAGTGCGAAAGTAGCCCGCACCGATCTGAGGGAAGGTGGGGATTGCTCCGGAAGCCGCGCCGTCTTTATCGATCCTCGGTGCCCCCGTCATCCCCTAGGGCTGGCTCCTCGTTATGCGCGGCTTCCGGCATGGGTACAAATATACGATTAAAATGGCAGACCTCTCGAAAATAGACCTGTACTTCGACCGCTTCGACGACGACTTCGACCTCATCGTGCCTAATGTGGTCGCCGAGACGGCCGCAGAATACTATAAGGCCAATTTTAGGGACGAACAGTGGGAGGGGGTTCCCTGGCAGCCGCTCAATCCTAGCTATGCCGCCAAAAAGACCAAGGGCCGGGGCCGCATATTGGTCAGGGAAGGCAAGCTGATCAACAGCATACGCCCCAGCGAGGCGACCGTGGAAAGGGTGACCATCTCCGCCGGTGGCCCCAGGGTGCCGTATGCCAGGCCGCACAACGAAGGGCTTCGCATCACCGGCGTCGCCAAGGTGCGCAGCTATACGAACGCCAATTTTTTCGGAAGTGGCAGGCCCCGGAAGATAAGGGCCCATACCAGGCGTTTCGATTTCCGGATGCCCAAACGTCAGTTCATGGGGCCGAGCCAGGCCGCCAACCAGCTCATCAGGGCGCGATTGATCGCCGCCTTTGAAGCGAGATAAACAAAATATCATGGCTAAAAAAGTAAGCAAATTCGAGGACGGAAACGGCGATGTTGGATATTTCTTTCACTGTGAAGGCTGCAATGGTACGCATTCAATATTCGTCAAAGGAGAAAATGTTCCTAATTGGTCATTTAATGGCAATGAAGAGCAACCAACCTTCAGGCCCTCGATCAGGGTAAGATGGGATGAGGGAGAGGCACAGACTAAAAAGATGTGCCACTCATTTATTACCGATGGCAAGATTCAATATCTAAATGATTGCACACATAATTTGAAGGGTCGGACTGTCGACTTAATGGATTTTTAATCTCAACCCTATGAAACAGATTTATAAGGAGATTACCGCCCGCCTCGAGGAAGAGGTGCGCGAGCTGAAGTGGATCGATATGGACAAGAACCAGATGACATTCTCCGGAACCGCCGTACTGTTCCCCGCCGCCCTGGTCACCATAAGCTGGAGGACCACACAGGACATCAGCGACACGATACAGAACAAAGACCTGCTAATACAGGTAAAGCTCTGCTTCGACTTCTCAGGCAACACGAATACGAAAACGCCGCTCATACACCGCGACAGGAGCTTGGAGTACTACGATATCGTCGAGAAGGTAGATAGGGCATTGCAAGGATGGTGCGGTAGCGTATTCAATCCCCTTAGCAGCGTACAGTTGGCTGGGGAGAAAAGGCCCGACGCCTATAAGGTCGAGACGCTCGCCTACCGGTCATCGTTCCGGAGCGACACGGCAAAAGAAGATTAGTTTCTGGGGCGGTAAGACCAGTCGTACCAGGGGTAGCGTTTCTTGAGCTCCGCCGCCGTGGTCTCGTTATCGACCAGTTTCTGAATGAACGCCGGGCGCGTCTCAAGCAGGTTGACGATGGTACGGTCGCTGCGGTCGAACTCCATCTCGAGCTGCACTAGGCAATCGCGGTAGAGCATGCGGCAGATAGCGGCGTAGTAGTAGTAGCGGCAGGCGATCTTGTCCTTGACCCGCTCGTAGCGCTCGACGTGCTTGGGGGTACCGCTCTCCTCTTCCGGAAAGAGGTTGCCCTGGATCAGGTTCTTGTGAAGGGTGTGGCGGCCGCGCTGCATAGTGTAAAGGTATAAAAAAAGCCCCGATGTCGGGGCTTTCTCTGATTTGGACGGTTTTACTTTAAATTCTATCATAATCAAAATCGGAAACATCGAACTCAAAAATACGATCGCCATCGTAGACCATCGGTATTTCAACTTTCATGGTTTTAGCACCGATCATCATACCGTAAAGTTTCGCGGAGTTTTCCACAACGACAAGTTTGTTATCGTCTCCAAACTCAATCACCTTGTAGTATATGGGCTCTTGATCATCCATCCTAATCCTGTAAGCATCTCCAGTACGGTATTTAATTTGTCCGTTGCCAACATTTAAAAAGAATTTCACCGTTCCGTTCACCTTCATGGCATTTAGCATACATCTTGTGCCTTTATCATAAGGAAAGGATAAATCTACCTTATTGCTGGAGAGCACGCTTGCAAACTTGGTTTCAACTTCTGACATTTCATCGACCGTATTGTGGTACTGCCAAGTCAATTCGTCTTGTGCATGCGCGGTTGAAACAAAAATGATTGCGATTACCAGGTTAACAATAGTTTTCATAATTTATGGTTTATAATGAATACTCTTTTAGCCTGCTCGGGGGTCAGTTCCAACTCCTTGAGCAGTTCGGCGACGCTGGTATTGTCGCCCATCACAAGGTGGGTCTTGACGAACCTGAACATTTCACGCTCGTGCGGGTAGAGCTTGATTCCGGTCTTGCGAAGGCCGGTCTCCAGTTCGTGCCACCTTTTGACCAACAAGGCTCGTACCTCGTCGTTGAACTTGGCAATAATATACAAACTTTCTTC